TGAAAAAAAGATTAGGAAATGATTGCCGCGTAAACAGATAGTGTAAGATGCACGTTGAGGTTTCGACCAACGTTCACGTTATGATCCCCCGCCAGTAATACGGCTGGCGGGTTGGCAAGAAAGACACTACAAGCAGCCTCTATACATTTAGGGGTTGCTTTTTCTATAAATAACAAACCTTTTGCCAATTGTTTGTTCTGCACACGACATTTTTTAGGTCACGCAATCGGTTAGTGATAAATTCGCAGACAGAAATAATGCAGCCATCCTCACGGCTAAAAAAGTATAAACCCCGCCATCGGTAAGAAGTGAGGAACTTGCCTTTGGTGGGGTTCAATTTTAAAAACTGCGTAAAAGTATGAATAATATTCAGATTTTCCAAAATGAGCAGTTCGGAAAAGTAAGAATTGCTATGAATGAGAATGAAGAACCGTTGTTTTGCTTGGCAGATGTAGCTAAAGCACTTGGCTATTCAAATCCTGCTAAAGCTGTTATAGACCATTGTAAGGGGGTTACTGTTTTGGAAACCCCCACCCAAAGTGGTGTACAGGCTATAAAGTATGGCAAAGAAAGTGAAGTTTATCGGTTGACAATGAAATCCAAATTACCGGACGCTGAAAAATTCCAAGATTGGGTTTGCGATGAAGTTTTGCCTTCAATCCGCAAGCATGGTGCATACATGACGCAAAAAACACTTGAAAAAGCTTTGACCTCACCCGATTTCCTGATTCAACTTGCAACCAACTTGAAAGAAGAAAAGCAGAAACGTATCGAAGCTGAACAAAAAGCAGAAATTGCAGAACAGAAGATTCAGAAAGATGCACCTAAAGTTCTTTTTGCTGATGCCGTTTCAGCTTCTCAACGTTCTTGCTTGGTTGCTGAATTGGCAAAGATACTGCAACAAAATGGAGTGAATATCGGTCAAAACCGTTTGTTTAGCTGGATGCGTGAGAATGGTTATCTTTGCCAGAAGGGTGACTACTACAATCAGCCAACACAAAAGGCTATGAAATTGAGACTTTTTGAATTGAAGAAAACATCAATCACTAAACCAGATGGCTCTGTATTGGTAACTACCACTACTAAAGTGACTGGCAAGGGGCAGATTTACTTTGTAGATAAGTTCTTGGGTAAAGATGTGGCTTGATAAAGACCATAGGTCAAAAATTCCCATTGGTGAAAATCAGCTACTTATAAAAAATAAGAGCAAAAATAGGCAAGAATGAGATAGAAGTTATGGAGAACTTAGTATTTAAAGAAAAGATAGGAGATTATACTATCATTAAGAATGGAGAAATATTGGTATACAACGATGAAGCTGTAGATATTGAACTTATAGGTAAAAAGAGTTGTATAACTCTTAGAGCTATGTTTGTTCAAGAAAATAATAGCAACCCGCGTATTGAAATGAAATCAGACAAGAATATTCTAACAATAAAATTCGTTGACATCGATAAGGATTGTGATGTAGCAGGCATTACCACTCCAACTGAAATAGGTCATTTAGAAGGCGGAGAAGCATTATATTTTTATTGCTCGGTTTTTACTGTAAATGCAAAAATAGGATATAGATTTTTTAAATACGCATTTTTGAAAAGAAGTGATTTAGATAAACCATACCTACATAAATTCAACAGAGAAGTATTATGAATAATGTGGAAGCTTTAGTAATGTTCGGGCTTGTTTCAGTAATAGCCATTGTCGGAGTAGTCTATTTCAACCACCAAGACAAGAAAGAGGCACAGAATGCCAAGTAAATAATGCGCAATAAGCGTGATTAAACTGGGTTTTACACCTGATTGCACAACTAAGCCGCCAATACTCATGGCGGCTTCATAGTTTATTGGCAACATACCCACCTCTTGAAACTTAATAGAAATATTTTATGAACCACTCTCCGTTTTATCGGTTAGAAGCATTGATAATATTCTTAATACAGAGGATGAATCACTCAACGCAAAAATGCGTTTAGCTTTTGTTTCAACGACTTACGAAGATGCAACCGGCAAAAGTAATCCAGCGTATATCATGAATCAAAAAGGTTTCTTTATTTACTGTTATGGGAAATAGGTAAACAATTCTCGTTTTACCATTCATCTTCCTCTGTATCATTCCCGAAACCGAGTATTTTATTTATCATAACGTTTAGTTGGTCTTCGGTTAGCAATTTGTATTTCTCCTTTTTAGGATTTACATTTCCTTTCTTGAAAAATCCACTTGCTATATACGAAAAATTTCTTTCTTCCAATCCTTCATATATAGTTTCATCAATAATAGGAGCATCAACTTTTATTTTCCCGTCTTTAAAATGGAACATTAGGTTATAATATCCACTGTAAACAGAAACAGCGCATAATGGGAGCTTATCACAAGTTATGGCATCGCTATATGCCCTTATTGATATTGAAGTATTTTCCACTTCACTCATCACCTCTTTGGGCTTTTTGAATAAAGAGTTGATATTATTTTTTATCGTTATATATAACTTATCACAAGAGACACCTTCAAATAAAACAATCTCATACTTTTTTCCACTTTTATCCGACAAGAAAGTTCCGTCTTGCTGCAATCTGAATAATACCTTCTCTTGCGAAAATGAATAAATTGAAATAATAGACATCGCCATTAAAAATAAAATCTTCTTCATAATAGCACGTTTGTTTTTTGTTAGTCTGTTATTCTTCTTATCTTATGAATTTCGTTATATTCAGAGAAATCGATACTATATCCTTCTCCTAACTTAGATAATTCATATTTGTATCTTTCAACCAACTTAGGGTAATTTTCTTCAAAGTCCAGCTTTAATTCAGAAATCTTAATTAATTCCTCAACATATAAGCGTTGATATATTTCAAAAGCCTTATCTTTATTTCCAAGTATAATTTGTTTATGAGCTTCATTAAAACTATTAACAGTTTTATTTTTAATTTTTCTTACATCATTAGTCATTCCCCATACTTTGAAGAAGAGGATGATTTGTAATACACCAAATGCAATAATAATGATTGAAGTAAAAAATGCAATATTTTCCATAATTATATGTTTAAAATTGTTAGTAAATAGTATTTAATAAAATATTTGACAATGTATTAAATGCAATCAAAATTAAAATTTCACAATCTTAGGCTTCTTTTGTAAAACATAATACAAAGCCCTAATATCATCCATATACAAAGTAAAATCAGAGTATTCAGGAGAAGGATTAAGAGAATGAAAGGTGATTGTCCCTTGTTTTAAGTCTTGGGATACAATCTGCTTAATAAGGATTGACGAGTCAAAAACGACAATCCAATAAGGATAGTCCTTAAACCTTACCCCATCTATCCAATGAAGCCTATCCAATTCTCTCACTAAAACTGTATCCCCTTCTTCAAAACTATCTCGCGTTCCATCATCCATACTTTCTCCTCTAACTTCAAAAGCCAAATATTTACCATGAACAACTTGCGGCACTTCAAAAGACTCCTCTCCCCACTCCATTTTATCCGGTTCAAGAGTATTACACTCATTAATAAATCGTCCATAAGCACAAAAAGGAACTCTCTTTACCACCATTCGATACCCATTAGAAGCTTCATAAAACTTAACTCCATTATGATTAACGGTAAAAGGCTCACTTTCTTCGCTTTCTGAAAATACTGGTGAAACTTCAGATGTATCTTGCCTCACTCCTGTATAAAGCCATGCCTTATCTACGCCGTATTTCTCACAAAGTAAATCAATTGTTTTCCTGCTTGGCTGTTGAATGCCTTTTTTGATGCTGGTTAAAGTGGATTGACTGGAAATAATACCCGCATTTCTCAATTTGTATCCACTCAAATTTAAATACTGTTCGGAAATCACCAAAAGAAATCTTTTTGATAAATCGCTAAGATTTTTTTCTTCATCTTCTTGCATACTTCTTGTTTTATGTAGTATATTTGCATTCGTAACACCTGCACGTGTACGATACAAAATTGGTTAAACATCCCTCGCAAGAGGTTTAACATATATGAATATCCGTTTCATGTGCAGATGAAGCGGATATTTTATATATCCCTATGCCGTAGTTATCCGTTTGAGAATACCGCCGGACGGCATAGTAAACCTACTCGGAGGGAGCGCAAATAGTAGGACGCAGACTAAATCCCGATGCGTGCGCAGCTTGCAAGTGAAGCGAAATACGGGAGAACCCGGTTAACCTTGTTAATGACCGGGCCGGGACAAACGGCGTACTTACGCGAGGAAGTTTTAACCTGCATAGCAAAAGGGACAAAATCCCTAAAGGAAAGACTATGCAGAGCCTCCAGCCCCTTGTCGAGTAAGTTTAAATTTAATATATTGATTATATATATTTTATATTCTCTTATTGATAACTAATTCAAAGAACTAAGTTGTTGCGGAACTTTGTTAAATCAGACCATCCAAACCGCAACTTTGGAGCTGGTCGCTTTCTTATTTGCCATGATAACAACATATCTTATTAAAGAACTGCTATCTGTTATTACAGAATCAATAAAAGTTGCTTCGGACGCTCAAAATAAATATTTTGAAGAATGTATAAATGAAAAAACAAAAGAAATTGAAAATTTATATAAGCATATTGATGAAACGCTAATTTGCTAAATAGCTGTGTTCTTATAGACATCAAATGCGGTATCTGAAATAGATGCTAATTCTTTTATTTTTTCTCTTATCGCATTATATTTATTTTTTTTAGAGTTGTCTGCTCTAATATCTCCGGTAAATCTATGAAGGTCTGATATGGCTTTTAATATCATGTTAGCTTTTTCTTTATCTCTCAAATCTATTACTATATCCATCATTATATCTAAAGTTGATAACATGTAATTTATATCTATATTTCTAATTGCCCCTTCATGTAATCCATAAAGGCTATTTAGTTGAGATATTAAAAGAGTTTTTCTATTAGCTTCAATGATTTCAGATGAAGCCTTTAATACCTCTTTTTTGAGAATGTCTTTAAAATGCACCGCTTCATAAATTTGCCAGCCAATCAATGTAGTAACTAAAAGCGACAATACCCCTACAACCACTCCTTGATAGTCAAAACCCAACTCTGGAATATGAGGGCATGCAATACATATTGCAATAACACTTACTATTATTGCAATGCCACTTACCCCAAGTGCTATCCACGCTATCCAATTTCTATTCTCTTTCTTCATATATATAAGGTATAATTTCCCCTATTGTTAAATAATGTTTGTGCTACATATTTTTAGAACTAAATGTTTGTAGTTCATATTTTATGTAGTATATTTGCATCATCAATCAGTTAATTAATTAACCGCTACAAAGTTAATGGTTATGGATAATATAATCGTAAAAAAAAGTAGAAAAAATATATTTAAAGTGGTGAAAGTCAGAGACACCCTACTTTCAATTGGAGTTGGAGAGACGGAGCAATTTAAAATGTCTCAAATGAACTATAATAGCGCGAAAGTAACAGCATCAAATATAAAAAGTGATGGTATAGCCACTTTCGAGATAAAAAAAGAAGAAGTAAAGCCGGGACGAAAGCCTAAAAGATTCGAAGTAACCAGACTAAAATAGGAGATAAAGCTATGGATATTCGGGAAATAATAAGAAATAGCTCTTCCAGTCAACAGCTTCTCATAGTTAGTGTACAAGATTTAAAGAAAGCTTTTCTGGAATGGGACGAGGAGATTAAGGCTAATATACGATCAACTCCTGATGACAAATTGGTTCCACTGAAAGAAGTAGCGGAAGTCCTTAAAGTAAATCGGACAACTCTGTATCATTGGAGCAAAAAAGGTTATCTCATCCCTATCAAAATAGGCGGAAAGGTTTTCTACCGCCAAAACGATATAAATGAAATAAGATAGAATCACTAAATCATCTTCAATATGAAAACCTACGATTTAAACAGAGCCTCTCGGCTTGCACTTCGGATAGCCTTAGTTATTGCGGTAATGGCAGGATGTATATACAGCGGCCATGTGGAATACAACGACGATGTGTTATCCGGAATGAGTTCTGATAAGTACGACTTTATCAGTATCCAGATAAATGACAGTTCGCAGTCGGCGGTAGTATCCGAGTATTTGAGCAACAAGCAGTACTACGACAGCCTCGACTATTAGAAAACATCTTCCCTCTTATCTCAGCCAGGCAGAGTGTCGCCTCGGTTATTATTCGTGAAAGTTTAGTATTTCCGGTCTGTGTATTCCGGTGGTGAAGGTCGCACGTTCGAATCGTGCAGAGGGAACATTACAGGCGAAACCGATGAGCCAAACATTCGGGATGGGAGACTTAACCCTCAAAAATGAAGTCGTGTTCAGGGCACGTAAAATTAGCCTGCGCTGATAAGCAGTATATCTATTATACACATAGCCGAGGCGATGTATAGCGTGTAAGCAACCGATTGCGAAGACTGTTCATTGAGAGGTGAATACGAGCATAAGGCAGCAGCGTGATTAAGTTAATGAACATACTACAATAGTAGTCCATGTATCAGTTCGGAAAATCGTCCGTTGACCGTTAAAGTATGATGTTTGGGCGTCATTATCGCTGATACTATATATACTCCCTTCCCGTAAAATTCGGGCACGCTGAAAAGCCAAACACGTATTGTTGCGTTGAAGGGAGCCAATATTTATTAATCTTTAAATATATAGAATTATGATTGGGAAAAAAGTAATTATTAGAGCAGACAGAGCGGGCGTATTTTACGGAGTATTGAAAGAAAAAAATGGTAGTGAGGTTACATTGACAGACTGCCGAAGATTGTGGTGTTGGCATGGGGCTGCATCTATCAGCCAATTAGCTGTTGAGGGAACGAAAAGACCTAATGATTGTAAATTTACATTAGTTGTACCGATAATCTCTATTTTGGGAGTTATAGAAATAATTCCTTGTACAGATGAAGCGATAAAATCCATTGAGGAGGTAGCCGTATGGAAGAACAGATAAGAAAGTTTCTTAGTATATACTCTGGCTATGGCTATGGCTATGGCGATGGCTCTGGCTATGGCGATGGCGATGGCTCTGGCTCTGGCGATGGCGATGGCTCTGGCTATGGCTATGGCTATGGCTCTGGCTATGGCGATGGCTCTGGCTATGGCTCTGGCGATGGCTATGGCTATGGCTATGGCTCTGGCGATGGCGATGGCGATGGCTATGGCGATGGCTCTGGCTATGGCTATGGCGATGGAATTAAAACATTCAATGGTGACAAAGTATATATCATTGATGATATTCCTACAATTATCAAGCATGTTCATGACAATGTAGCTAAAGGATATATACTGAACGATGACTTTACATTGACCGAGACATTTGTTGCAAAAAGGAATGGGAAATTCGCTCATGGAGAAACATTGCACGAGGCCTTTGCGTCGCTTCAAGAAAAATTGTATGACGATTCAACTGAGGAGGAAAGGTTGGAAGCTTTTAAAAAGCATTTTCAGGACTTTACTAAAAAGGTATCGGCTAAAGAATTGTTCCATTGGCATCATGTGCTGACCGGTTCGTGCAAGCAAGGAAGGCTGTCATTCTGTGCCAATAAGGGAATAGACATTGACAATGATACTTACACCGTACATGAGTTTATAGAGTTAACTCAATATTCTTATGGCGGTGATATAATCAGAAAATTGAAGTAATATGTAATTATCCCGTGGCTCTCAATAGATGCTTGAGAGTAGTAAGGCTACCATCGGAACGCTCACGGGAACAATAATAACCAAATAATCAGAATTATGAATAAGTACATCAAATTAATAACACTTTTGATTATCGGAATTGCTATTGGGAACAGGATTTTTAATCACCTACACGCTTGGCTGGGTGTAGCAGTAATATCAGCCACAATAATTTATTTCTTTTATAAACTAATTAAGAACTTAAAAAATGAAGAGATTGATTAATCTGACATTGGTCTGTATGACCTTATTGGTATTCGCTTCTTGCGAAAGAGTAGCCCCTAACTATGCTGGGGTTCTGATGGAGAACTACGGTAAGCAAGGGAAAGAGGATTTCAAGGTGGTATCGGGTAGAGTTTCCACTTGGGAATGGGGTACAGAGTTGTTTCAAGTCCCATTATTTGACCAAAGAGGTGAATTTGCCAAACCTGTCACTTTGAAAGCTGCCGATAACACAGAATTTAATGCACGTCCCACCTATTCATATAAAGTTATAAAAAATAGGGCTGTTGATGTTGTATTCGATAATAAACATATAGATAAAGCCGATACGGAATCCGGGAAAGATGGTTTTATGCAAAGCCTTGAAGATAATATACTTGAACCGCGTATTTATGACTTGATAAAAGAAGAAAGCCGGAAACATAAGACAGACAGCTTGATGGCTGATGGCGGTTCTCTTCTTTTTGAAAAACGGCTGGAACAGATAGTAGATAAAGAATTTGAGAAAAGAGGGCTTCAATTGTTGACTTTTTCCGCGCAGCTTGAATTTTCAAGAGCAGTACGTGAAAAGATTGATAGCCGTAATGAGGTTAATACCAATATCTCTGTGTTAGACCAGCAAATAGCAGAACAGAGAAAACGAAATGAGCTTGAACAGCTAAAGACAGAACAGGCTCTAATTACGTCAAGAGGATTGACGAAAGAAATCTTATACAAACAATTTATTGATAAATGGGATGGCAAAACGCCCTTATATGGGATTTCTCCTGATTTCTTAAAAATTACTCAATAAGCCCGTGAGGGTGAATAATTCATGATATATTTTAATATAAACAGTCCCGTCCACGTGCTGGTCGGGAAACACTGCGACATGGCGGAATGGTAGACGTAATACACTCTATGATAGGAAGGTCAAACCTTAGATGTATGGAGCTTGACAACTCGTCCCGGTTCGAATCCGGGTGTCGCAACATCTTCATTACAGATGAAGTATTTGTTTAGTCGTAGCCGGGCGGCCTGTGAAGATAGCCCGGTTTTTAATTGAAAACTCATTAATAACAATATAAATATGAAAAAGAAGTTTACCCCTGAAAATATTCAGGAACTTAAAGAGAATCAAATATTTGTTTTTGGTAGTAATATGAACGGCAACCATGCCGGTGGAGCAGCCAGGTTAGCAGTTGAGAAATTCGGTGCGATCATGGGACAAGCCGAAGGAATACAAGGACAATCCTATGCTATTCCTACGTTGGATGAAGATATGGAGAGAATCACAGAAGAAGATTTGACAATCTATTTGGGTAACTTGAGGAATTTTGCCAACGAACATCCTGAAAAGGAGTTTCTTCTTACCGCCATTGGTACGGGAATAGCGGGGTTTGATATAAATTATATGGCATATATGGTTCTCAGAGCAAATCTTCCTGGTAATGTTACTATCCCGAAAGAATTCAGTAAGATAAAAGGGTTCAAAGGCTTCAATCCTGATATGACTTGCCGGAGTTTTAAATATGAAGAGGGAAAAGATTACGAAGAACAGGGTGATATAAGCGCTTGTAGTAATGGTTTCCACTACTGTCTTCGTCCCTTGGATGTATTTAGCTATTATCCACCTGCATACATTGGTATGAACAAGTTCCATGAAGTTGAAGGCAGTGGGGATATGGATGTCGATACGGATGATACCAAAATTGCTTGCTCAAAAATCCACATTGGGGCAGAGTTAAGCATTAAAAATATTGTAGATGCGGCCGTCAAGTTTACGTTCAGTAAATGCAAATGGACAAAAGAAAAAATTGCTACCGGCGACTATGGCGCTGCATCAGCTACCGGCTACCAAGGTGCTGCATCAGCTACCGGCTACCAAGGTGCTGCATCAACTACCGGCGACCGAGGTGCTGCATCAGCTACCGGCTACCAAGGTGCTGCATCAGCTACCGGAAAAGAGAGTGTCGCTCTTGCTGCCGGAAAGGATTGTAAGGCAAAAGGGGCGTTAGGATGCTGGATTGTGCTTACTGAACGTGGAGAATGGAACGGGAACACTTATCCTATCATTTCAGTCAAAGCGTTCAAAGTAGATGGTAAGTCAATCAAAGAAGACACATTCTATACTTTAATAAATGGAGAAGCAGTGGAAATGAAATAACAATTTATTCCAGCCGCAGAAAAGGTCAGTGCTACTACCGCACTAAAAGCCGTGAGAGAAGCGAAGTGCGCACCGTTTCCCTTTAACCTTGTGCGGGCGGTTTAAAAACATAAGACGATGAAAGATGAACTTGAAGAACTGTACAAAGAGCTGAATGATGTAAGGTCTTGCGATTTGGACTATCTTCCCAAGTATGGGTATTCTTCAAAAGAAGAAATCATTCAGCTTATAGAAGAAGACATCGAGGAGTTGCGCACGGAACTCGAATGCAGTCAATATGACTACACGCCTGATGAGCTCGAAGATGAAAGGATGATGCTTTGTGTCAGTCAGGGATTATCAAGATATTGTTAAATTTAAAATTATAAATTATGGGCACATCAACAACAGTTCCGCAGCTTAAGTCAATGCTTGCGAACGACAACGTGAAAGCACGTTTCAAAGAGATTCTTGGAAAGAAAGCGCCGGGCTTTATCAGTTCAATAGTGGCGGTGGCTAATAGTAATACGCTGTTGCAAAAAGCCGAACCGCAGTCTATTATGAACGCGGCTGTTATTGCGGCAACATTGGATTTACCTATCAATCCGAACTTGGGGTTTGCTTACATTATCCCTTATGGCAACCAAGCAAGTTTCCAGATGGGTTACAAGGGGATGATTCAATTGGCTATGAGGTCGGGGCAGTATAAAACCATCAATGTCACCGAGGTTTACGAGGGAGAAATAAAGAGCGAAAACCGCTTTACAGGAGAATATACCTTCGGAGAAAAAACATCCGACAAGGTTGTAGGCTACATGGCTTATTTCTCTTTAACAAATGGGTTTGAGAAGTATATGTACATGAGCCGTGAAGAGTGTGAAAAGCACGGTAAAAAGTTCTCTCAAACATATAAGAGAGGTGGCGGTCTATGGGCTACGGACTTCGATTCAATGAGTAAGAAAACTGTTTTAAAAATGCTCATTTCCAGATACGGTATTCTAAGCATTGATATGCAGCGTGCCCAAACTTTCGATCAAGCTGTCATTAAGGATGATTTGACGGAAAAGGATATAGATGAAGCGGAAATATCATACGATGATAATCCTATGAATGAAGAAGTTAAGCGTAATGCCATGAAAGAAGCGTTGGAAGAAGCGGAAGTTGTGGATGAAACAACAGGTGAACTCTTTAACCAGCCAGCGCAATGATAGAACAGGGTTCAAAGGAGTGGCTTGTATCCCGCTTGGGATTTTTTACGGGAAGCCGTATCGGTGACCTTATGACAAGCGGGAAAAAGGGAGAACTATTCGGAAAGACGGCTCTCTCTTATATATATGAAGTGTGTGCTGAACGTGACTTGCTGCAATCATACATTGACGATGATTACCTTTTTGAGATATACCAGCAACAAGTAAGCATCAATAACAAGTTTATAGAGTTCGGGCATAACAATGAAGATTTTGCCGCAGAAAGATACCAGCTTGTCACAGGATGCGAACTCAAGGAGTGCGAAAGTATACAACATCCTACTATACCTTACTTCTCCGCTTCTCCCGACCGTATAGCAATCAAAGCCTGGATGAAGAAAGTGGTGGAAATAAAGTGCCCTTTGCCTAAAACATTCATGGAATACATGGCAGAGGTTAAGGATAACGACACCCTGAAAGCGGTCAATCCTAAATATTTTCATCAAATACAGGCTGAAATGGCTTGTACAGGATTAGACAGAGCCGATTTTGTTGCTTTCTGCCCGTTTCTGAAACATAACATGCACATCGTAGAGATAACAAGGGATGATATAGTAATATCGGAATTTGAAAAGAGAATAACCGAAGCAAACAAAATTATTAATCAAATACTTAACAAGAAATGAACTTACAAGGAAGCATTGATTTGCTGAAACTCGAAAAGGCAGGAATAGCAACAATCAAAAATAAGAAGTGCGTCGTTATACCGGTAGAGGAAAACGACCTGTACGTCAGTATGGACGAAAACCTGAAAGCTAAAGCGGCGTATCTTGGTGTTAATATCAATGAACGCAGAGAGCCGAGCCAATATGGTAAAACCCACTACTGCAAACAATCTTTATCAAGGCAATATCGAGACACCCACAAGACAGAAGCGGAAGCCAAGTCAAAGGTTTACCTGGGGGATTTCAAGCCTTATGAGTTTGAGGGTTCCGGGAATGCCGCAGCTACGGTGGATGCACCATCCCTACAGACCGACGGGGAAGACGACCTTCCATTCTGATGTGTAACCTATAAACATATAATATCATGCTGTACGAATTTAAGCTTAAAGTAAACAAAGTTAACGAGAAAGGCGATGAAAAGGAAGTAACCGAACATTACATCACCGATGATGAACTTTTCGGGCATGTAGAATTAAAAGGCAATGAACTGTATAACGGCGCTTGTGATGTTTTTGCAATCAGTCGAAGCAAGATACGTGAGATTGTCAATGAGAAGCAGGAAGATGAGTTCTTCTATAAGGTTACTCTCGTTGAAATTTTCGTAGACGACAACGGCAAAGAAAAAGAGAACAAGTATTATGTTCTAATAGCGGCGAAAGACATGGACGATGCCAACAAAAAGGCGGCGGAATATATGAAGCAAGGGCTTCAAGATATGAAGCTGGACGCTATTGCAAAGACAAAAATTTTAGACTTGATATAATTAACCGAAAGCCCTCTGCTCACGCAGAAGTCCCGTGAAAGGTTCGGGTTAAGTGAAATCAGCTAATAGTTAACTATCCCGGTGTGGCTTGACCGCCTATCCGGGAGCAATTTGTTAACCTGCCTGCCCGGTCTGTGAAGATATGGCGGGCAAACGGGGAATATGGTAACGTTGAACGTATTGGTCGGTTATTCTTTTTGATTGCCAATTAGTATTAGTTATTCATGAGTTTATTATCATCTGCCATCCAGCAAAACAACGTGCTCTGTTCGATTCGGAACTTCCCCACTAAATATAACTTATCATGAAACTTACAATAACCAAATCCGAACTTGCAATCATTCATAAGCTTGTGATAGACCGTAAACACGACATCCACAATATCGGCGGTGACGACAAACAGTATGAGGCTCTTAGCAAGCTGAACAAGAAGATTGCAAGGCAGGCAAAGAAATCCTACAAAACATGAAGCCTTACGTAATAACCTCTGCGGTTCTTATTACCTATGATGGGAAGAAGATACCGTTAGAGCGTATAAGAAGCGAGATAATAACCCGACCTATCCAGTTGACTAAAGAGAGGATACTTGATGCTTTCTCCACGATGAGGGATAAACCGGTGGATGTGGAACTTAAAATAAAGTATATATGAGACATTTAGAAGATAATCTCCAAAAATCTATAATTAAATATTGGGACTTGAAATATCCTAAATGGAAGAAACGGCTTGCTTGTGTTCCCAACGGAGGAAAGCGCAACGCCATTGAAGCCGCAAAATTCAAGCAAATGGGCGTTCGGGCTGGATTCCCCGATTTAATTCTCCTTATCCCCAACAAGTTCTATCCATTTTGTGGAATAGAATTGAAGATAAAGACTGGCAGGCAATCTGAACATCAGAAAGAATATCAGAAGGAGTTTGAAAGTATTGGCGCTAAATATGTCGTTGTCCGGTCACTTGATGAGTTTATAAAAGTCGTAAACGATTATTTGAAAGATGTATGACAATGGCAAAAGATAGCTTTATAATATATAAGTCTTTCTACAAACCTATATCAAGATTATCAGACAAACAGCTTGGACGATTATTCCGTGCAATTTTCAAGTATCAACTTGGCGAGGAGGTTACGGTAGAGGAGGACATTGAAATGGCATTTGGTTTCTTCATCAATCAATTTGAGATAGACGAAACTAAATATCATGGCATTGTCGAGAGAAACCGGAACAACGGGCGTAAAGGTGGTGCTCCGATTGGGAATAGCAACGCAAAATCGAAACAACCCAAACAACCCAGTGGGCTAAATTCAACCCAAACAACCCAAAACAAGCCTAATGAAAATGATAATGAAAATGATATAGAGAAAGAATCTCCTAACGGAGATAAGAAAGCGATTCCCAAAAACAAGGAAGTTGATTTGTCTTTTGTTGATGAGGGTTTTAAAGATGCATTTAGGGAATGGCTTGGATATAAGCGCGAGCGAAGGGAAAACTATAAATCTGACAAGTCGCTAAAAATGTGCTATAATCATCTATTAGAGTTAAGTGACAACAATCCCCAAAAAGCAAGATACATTGTTGAGCAATCAATTGCAAACAACTATTCCGGATTATTTGAACTAAAAAATTATGGAAAGAATCGGAAACCTGATACTGAACCAGACAAAAACTCCGCCGGTATCAAATCAATTGTCTTCGGCAAACAAAGCTAATCAGAAACAATGGAGCAAGGAACAGACTGATATGTACTGGCGCAACCAACTTGTAATTTCTATGAAATCCATTTCACCGACCTTTACAATTGATGACAGCAACCGCCAACTGTTGAAAGCTCTTTATCAATGGATATGGGGAATGCCTGGAATACTTGATTTAGATAAGGGACTGTTATTACACGGTTCTATCGGGGTAGGCAAATCCACTTTACTGAAAGGGTTACAGAATTATGCGGCGAAAATTGCCCGCTATTGTATTGGTGGTGCGGATGCCGGATTGACCTTTCAATTTACCAGCGCTGCCGAGATTGCCTTACAGTTTGCCGAGAAGGGAATTGCCGGGTTAAACCAATACACAGACAGGTCATGTATGCACAATCTTGCCATTGACGAAGTAGGTAGGGAGCCAATGGATGCCAAGCACTTTGGTACGGGCATCAATGCCATTCAGACCGTTTTGCAACTGCGCTATGAGCAGAGATATTGTTTCTACACCCACATGACTACCAATCTTGACCCGAACACGGAGTTTTCCGGGCGGTATGGGGATTATATTGCCGACCGGGTTAAAGAGATGTTCAATGTGGTTAAAATTGAAGGTAAAAGCCGAAGATAGATGGCAAAGAAAAAAGAACCCCTCTCCCCCGTCCACTGCTACCAATGCTCATACGCCAAAGACTTTATCGGAAACTCATGCCTCTGTAAGGCTAAAGGTCATAGGGTATGCGCATGTGACAGGTACGGAAGGATATGTGAGAATTTTAAGAAAAAATGATTATGGATATAGAACTTGAAAGGAGAATCGAATTATTGGAGCAGCAGCGTGATAATGCGATGCGCATACGCTGCCCGTTGGTGGCAAAGAAGTATCAACGGATGATTGACGAGCTTGCCAAAGAGAACAGAAACAGGAGTACGGACAAAACAGAAGCAAGAGGCAATGACTACCGATGCAGCAACCAAGATAATCAGCAAGTATGAGAGCCTTGTGGTACTCTGCACTTACAACATTCTCTTCACGAACGACATCTGTTGCGGGCAGGTTATCGAGAGCCTTCATACGATGAAGAGAACGCCTTATTACAGACAGGCATTCAAACGGTATTTGAATGATGCCGACAAGGCAAGAAAGGAATATGAGCGTACTGTAAACAACGTTATCGGTTCAGACCGGAGCGAGTTCTTCGCCGACTGCAACGACAAGTACACGGAAGAAGTGAACAAGCACGTGGATATGTTGTACTGGCAGTTCAAGCAGGTTCTTGACGATAACGGCATATCTCATTCCGCAGAGATTGCAAGGTTCGAACTTGCAAGGACATTGTGCGATTACTCCTGCATCCAGTTTGACGAAAGGATTAAAGAACTTCGGAAGAAAGATGCACGGTTCAACGGGTTTACGTTGGAATACCTGAAGCTTTCCAATGTGGCAAGGATGATGAACCTTGCTTCCGACAGTTTGAAAATCGGGAAAACGGTCAATATGAACACAGAACGATGCACATCCGCATTTGATGTACTGGTAAGAAAACTTTCGGATGCCGATAATATTGCCAATGCGATAAAAGTTTAGTGAAATGAAACAGATTTATAACCTTATAACTCTCCTCATGGACTGGCTTTCGGTAGAGGTTGGAAAGGATGAGGAGTGGTTTTGAAAGTACGACAATGGAAACTGAAAAACTCATATTAGATGCCTGTTGCGGCAGTCGGATGTTTTGGTTCGACAAGCAAAATCCAAACGTTTTGTTCGTGGATAAACGCTCTGAAACAGTCACGGCAAAGGATAGGGATAAGATAAGAACCATAGAAGTGAAACCGGATATTGTGGCCGACTTCACCAATCTTCCATTTGAAGATAATTCTTTTTATCAAGTCGTATTTGACCCACCGCACCTTAAAACGCTTGGCTCAACATCTTGGATGGCGAAAAAGTATGGTAAACTACCCAAAGATTGGCAATCGCTTATACATGACGGATTTACCGAGTGTATGCGCGTCTTGAAGCCTAACGGTACACTCATATTCAAGTGGAATGAAAGCGAAATAAAAGCCGCGGAAGTTTTGTCCGTTATCCCGTTCAAACCACTTTTCGGACATACTACCGGAAAGCAGAGTAAAACAATATGGATGTGTTTTATGAAACAAGAAGAATTATGAACATTCATCAAAAAGCATATTACATCAAGACATTATGGTGTAAGATGTGTATATCTGAGGATAATAGGAAACGGAATAAAAGAAAGAAATGAAAGCAGTTAAACTTTCCAATTTAAAAGTCGGAGACCTTTTTATCCATAAAGGAACATTGAACATGAAAAGCAATAAGGATGGATTATGAAACGTGAAATAAAATTCAGAGGGAAAAGTGTTGATAATAATGAATGGGTGTATGGCGATTTAATTCATATTGGAAATGGATGTATTATATATCAAGGCTCACAAAGTGATTATGAAATTACCAACAGGACAGATGTAGCTATCGAATTATTTGATGATGAGGTTTCAGTTGTACGTCCAGAGACGTTGGGGCAGTTCACGGGCTTGCGTGACAAGAGCGGTAAAGAAATCTATGAAGGTGATATTGTTGAATGCAACGGAGATATATGCAAGGTTATGTACAGTAATCATTATGCTGGATTTGCACTTGATAAAAAAGGTTGGCTATATCTCCACTTCTTTGGAGAAGCATTTAGTAATAAAGACTGTCTTGTTATTGGCAACATACACGATAACATTGAGTTATTGAAAGAAAACAACTATGAGTAATTTAGAGCACATCGCTACAATTGATTACTGCTACTGGCGGTTGGGAAAGTTAAATAAAACTCTTTCCAAGCCTAAATCGACTATGGAGCAGTTGGTTGATAAAGCCTGCGGTTATAATGAAGTAGAAGAAGTGAAAAAGAAAGCTATACCCCTTTTGGAACAGATTATTGAAAGCAAAAAGGCTATCGGTGCGGATTATTCGGGAGATAGTGAGTTCCTTGATAAATTGAAAAAGAGGCAATGAATAAAAAGGGATGCCTGTACATCCCCACAAAACAGCATTACGCCACTTTCTTACTATCTACCAAGAAAGAAAAAGTATTTGGAATGTTTTGGGTAAATCCGCTTACCATTCCTTATGATATAGCGACAGAAAATACGAGTTTTGCCGTTTTCATCTTGCGTTTTAACAGTCATATAATACACCTCCTTTCCGTTTTGCCTACCAACCTGTATTAGCAGGCTTCAAGCTGCACCCTGTAAAGTGCAACTAAAAAAGCCCAAAGCTACAGGACATTGGGCTTAAATGTCTTTCTCAATGAGAACGGACAAGAAAGGTGACGAATTACAGTTCGTCGGATTGGAGGTGTTATACTCCTGTTAAAACGCGATGCAAATATAAGCTTTAACCTAATAATGGGTAACTTTATTAACGATTTTAATAGTCAAATTAACACATGAGTAAACTTTATAAACTCACCCTATTCGGGAAGCTGTCCTAATCGGCCGGTTCTCCCATGCAGATAAATGGTATCATAATTTAGTATAATATATTGAACATGAAAAACAAAATCATAGCGAGCGTTATAGCAGCACTGTTCCTGCCTATGCTTATTTCCCTACATTGGGCTATTGTTCATTTCTTGTCGGTTAGAATTGTATTAGCAATCGCAATAATGGTCGGCATAATTGTTGTGACATACAAGCTTTCCAAACTTTTACTTGACGAACATTCTAAAAAATGTAAAAGACCATGAGAAAAGCAGACAGAATAATCAGAGACAGACATTCCCGCATTCCGGACAAATACAAGAAGATTGACACTACTGTCAACGGGAATGCGGAAAGCCTTGCCGAACAACACAAGGAAGTGGAGAGACAATTGTTTCCTCTACGCCTTAACAAGACCACCATTATTTACGTCACAAAAGACAAGCAAAACGAAACATATGCTGCAAAAGCACGTAAACGGATGGGGATAGCAGAGCCTAAGAAAACGTTTGTAGACCCGCTTTCGGAAGAGAACATTACCAAGTTGTACAAGGAAAAAAACATACCACCCCGCAGAATGGCAGAAATGCTGAATGTAAGTGTAAGGACGGTATATCTAAGGTTGGCTAAGTATGGACTTACAAAAGTGAAATGCAGATAGCAAGCTTACAGACACAACGATATAACCCTTGCCAAAACAGCAAGCGGTATTACCCAATGGACAGCCCGTTCAAAGCACTCTAAACGTTCCATTGGATAACCCGGAAAAGGCGGCAATAGTCCATGTAAAGGACATTGTCCGCCAATTCAAGCAGTTCGTCTATGTAATCCCTTTTTCGCATCACGTTCAAGTTTTCTACGTTGTTTACGATTTATGCCGTTTGCTGCGGCGAGACTATTCAGCGTCTCCTTCTGTTCGGGAGAAAGCATGCTATATACTTCTTCCCGTGATTTGCCTGATAAGATGGCTTGTACTATTTCCCACATAAGCTACGTCTGCAATGTTCACACAAAAATTTCTTTGCTACCGGAAACATCTTCTGCCCCACATACCCACTAAGATACTGTGCCTCTTCCCCGTACGGGTCGATGCCAAATGCACGTGAGATATGCCGGCATAGATGCCCCTTTTCATGGTCGAAAGAGTTCTGAAACTCTTCCGGCGAAGAAGTAAGAGCAATAACCATTACGGTCTCTCTGTTTCGGATATTGGAATAGGTGATGCCTGTGTTCAGATTACATGCGCGCATGTTCTTATAGGCATTCACCAAATCCAATCCCCTGCATCCAACCCGTTGAAGGTCGGCGACGATGCGGTCGGTATAATAGCAGTCCACTGCGTAATATACCCTCACTTCCCAATCATAGTCCGGTATGTAGAATTCTTGTACTATCATGACCTTTCTTCTTTTCTTTCCTCCAGCATGTCCTCCCAGGGGATAGGAACCCCCTTGCCGATGCAGGTAGCGTAGAATTCATCGAACGCACGGCACGGGTCGCCGTCAATATCGTCGAGGTACAATTTCACATGCACGCACAGGTGCGCTTCATCCGCAAGGGATTTCTTGTAGAAATCGGCTTTCAGCATATTGGCGACATAGCAGACGTCGTACAGCTCGTCATGTTCAACGGTTATCCCGTTCCGTTTCAGCATTTCGTCCACCTCGCTCTTCGTCCACGGCACAAGACTTTTCTCCTTGCCAGTGGAGTCATCCTTCACCTTCATCCTTGAAATGGCAAACTGTGCCATTCTCTTTGAGAAATGCCACCCGTAGCAGCCAAGATACTGCTGCATTCCCGGGGGGAACTTGTCGTATATATCCAATCTTTGTCCCATAGTCTTTTTCTGTTTTAATAAACTGGTAAAAGAGGGGATTACTCCCCTCTCCATTACATGAACTCCCCGTTGGCGCGTCTGCGTCTACGTTCGCTCATATCTTCGCCATAAGGCTGTGCGCTGCGGCGTTCGCTGTAAATCGGATATTCCGGGAAGTAACCCGGCATACGGCGTTCGCTCATATCCGAACCACCGCTATAACTTCCGCCGCGTGAGCCACCGCTATTACGATAACCTATTTCGCCGCCCTGCATCTCACGCATGGCTTTCTCGTAACCATGACGGAAACCCTCTTTGTAGGCTTCTTCCATAGGATTACCGCTTCTCATACCGAAGTCACGGTCATATTCACCGCGTCCTTCTTCCAATATTTCCCACATTCCCATATTATTTCTTTGTTTTAGATGTTTCAGCCACTCCGAGCTGCTCCATAAGTCGTTTATTTAAATCCATAAGGTCAGACATATTCTTGCTCATTTCTGCCATTTGCCCTTTCAGAGAGGATATTTCCTGCTCCTGACGCTGTTTCTCTGCAAATTCAGGGTTTAGGAGCGTCAGCATCTTGTCACATCCCGCAATGACGGAGTTATGAAAGTCCATACTATTGATGATGTCTATGCTTTTCTGCTTCATAGAAGCGACCTCGTTATTCATCGCATCACGCGAGCATGATACCACAATATTGCCGTTCTGCCCGAAATCGGCTATATCCATGCCGGCAGGAAGGTTTTGAAATGTGGTGTTTTGTCCGTTGATGCAGACCACAATATCCACAACCATTTCCATTTGAGGCATTTGCCCCATAGGAGTAGCCATAGGATATTTCGGTTTGGGAGCTGAAACGCTGACTACCGGGCCGTATTCGATATACGGATTGGCATCCTTATGAAGTATATATAACTGGTTATTGGTACGAAGTGATTGAAACATAATGATTTGGTTTTAATAGACCCCGGACGACAAAATATGTCCCGGGGTCAGGTTAACTACTTGCTCTTTTGAGCGGTTGCTTCTGCTGTCGCCGCCGACGTGGTTGTCGGACGATACCCACCGTTGACAAGAAACAGCTCATTGGTGTACTTGTTATAGTGGATTTCGTAGATACCCGTTCCGGCAAGGTTGCCGACAATCACCGGCTCATTGTTGTAAGCCAGCAACGGTCTCGTATCCCCATTAGTCCCTATCAGTATCGGGAGCGTAGCAGTCGTGCCGGCAGGTATTGCCTGACGGAGACTTACATAGAAACCACCGACATAGTCCCTGTTACGGAACGCATGATTAGGAAGTTCCAAAGTAACGTTCTCCGTACCGACCGTTACAGCCACCGTAGGAAGAGTATTGTAATTCACTCTGCCAAGTGACGGGAACGGGAATCCCCAATTATTAAAAGGAAATAATGCCATAATCTTTTGTAATTTAATCGTTTATTACTATATTTACAATCGGGATAGGTTGGAGTCATGACCAACTGATAAGGGTACACCGAAGCCCTTCCCACTTTTCAATTTTCGGTATCATTTAATTCGGAAAAATCAATGACAAACGAAGAGTTTATCAAGAGTGTATCTCTTGAAGGTGAGGAATGGAGGGATGTAGTCGGATATGAAGGTCTTTATAAAGTTTCTTCATTTGGAAGAATCATATCTTTGTCCAGAACAATCAAGAATAGGTATGGAGAAAGAATGCTAAATCCCTTGATTATGAATCCGCAAATGAATAATAAAGGATATTATAATATCATTCTAAGAAATAAGGGAAATATTCAGCATTTCTTAATACATAGGCTTGTAGCCATTCATTTTATTTGTAACAATTTGCATTATGATGAAATAGACCATATAGATGGAAACAAAGCAAATAATAACTTTGACAATCTACGGTGGTGTAACAGGAAATCCAATATGAGAAACAAAAACACCAAAGAAAAGCTTTCCCAAAACGCATCCAAAAGAATCAATGAAAAAAATTGGAAATCAAAACCTATTGTTGGAATTAATATTAACAATGGAGATGATATATTATTTTTCAAATCAATGTGTGATGCAAGAAGGAATGGATTCAACCAAGGAGCAATCTCCGCTGTATGTTTGCACAAAAGGAAATGTTACAAAAACTATAAATGGATGTATCTTTCCGACTACGAAACCCTTATCAATAAGTCAAAGAACTCTTTACCTAATGGCTAATTATCCCCAATAATTGTTGCATCCACATCCGCTGCGTGCATAAACAGAATCTCCCATATACGCACCATAGGCGGCAGCACGAGCCACTTCTGGGTTAAATACTTGCAACTGCGGATACGGCACTGCTACCGTAGGCGGCATTGAACAGCGGATTTTGTCCACCTCTCCCTGTAATGTTTGTAGACTTGCTACTATTGGAGCAATTTGTTGCGTTACGTTTCCAAGAATAGTCGCATTCTGATTACGCTGTGAAATTTCACCTTTCAAAGTAGAGATTTCAGCGTCTTTAGCAGCCAACGCTTCTTGCTGGCGACGCGCCTCTGCCGCATCCATTTTTGCTACAAGTGCTTGGAAGCCTTCACGGTAAGCGTCCGCCAAAGAACGCGTATTTCCTTCCATTGTGCGTGTAAGCGTATTCATGTTTTCGCAGCTTGCTAAGCGGCTTTCATACCCCTGACGCTCAATTGCTGTCTGATTTTTGCAGCAGCAATCTGCCAATTGTGTGAGAACAGCCTGATTGCCGGACTGGAATGCGTTGATGATTTGCTGGGTAGACATGCCCACCTGATTGCCCACATTGGCGATAAGTCCTTGAATGTTACACAAGGCGCTTTGCAACTGCTGGGTAGAGCAGTTCAAAGAAGAAGCAAGCTGATTGATGGCGTTACCGTTACCCTGAATGGCTGACATCAGGTATTCACGACCCACATCACCGTTAAGCTCGGCAGGCAGACCGCCGCCATTGCCAAAGCGGTTACCGAAGCCGTTACCGCCCCAACAGAACCACAAAAGGATAATCCAGATGAACCACATTCCGCTTCCACCCCACATGTCTTGGTTGTTACGTCCCTGGTTCAGTAAAGCGAGAAGTCCGGGGTCTACACCCTTGCTTCCCATCAGGTTGGGTAGCATAGCCATAATGTCGAATTTGCTTCCGCCATTACCGCCGTTACCGTCCTGGTTAAAAACGTACGTTCGTTCCATAGAGATTTATATTTATACTAATTACGGTCAATATCAACCGCACAGCAAAAGTATAAATACGCAATCTGCCATGAAATCAATTGTTTCCCAACGATTTCTTTATATTTTCCCAATATATTCTCAACATTTTCCCGCCTTCCATACGCTCCTGAAAATTGGAAATCATGTAGTTTATCGCACGCTTGGTCTTATGGATTTGTAAGGCTATTTGAGACGGATACATGCCCCTTTCAACCAACAGCCGAACAAGCAGATAGCGGGCGTCTACGGTCTCCGTATCCTTATCCGAGGATAGTATTCGATTGACTGGAATTTCCGTCTCCTGCGAGACGAGATTGATTGTTTCGGCAAAGATTTCTGACTTACACATAGTTTTTCTGAATTTTATATTTATCTTTGCCCTGCCACATAGAACATGAGATTCAATGAACAAAGCATAAGACAATGCGTTGAAGATATTAAAGCCTCCAACGTGCATTGTCTTATGCTTATCATGTTTTTATGTGGCAATATTAACGTGAAACGTTGGGGGCTTTCTTTCTACTCTAAGCCCCTGAAAGAGCGCCAGCTTAAGCCGACTTCTACATCGTTAATTTCTTTCTTATCTTTATGGCGAGCCAAGCTATCACGAACAAAATACAGGTTAGATTTATCGAAAGACTGGCGCCGCCGTAATTGATTTTAAACTTCTCCCACCATGACAACTCTTTTTCTACTGGATAAGGCTTTGGCTCTTCAATCCTTCTTATCCTTTCGATGAAATACGGTATCTTGACTGTTACCGTTGCATGAGGATAGATGCCCAATGAATGGTTCAATGTACCGTTACTCCATGAAGCGTAGCTGTAAGCATACGGATTACGAAGGAATGATGTTGTGTCGGAAACCGATACGCTGTCCTTGTACGGTATCAGCTTCTCTTGAAATGTAGTGTCATGATAGATTATACTGTCGAGAACTTTTGTTTCAACGGGCATATATACCGTCCTCGTTCTGCAAGAACACACGACCAGCACAAGCAATATCATATACAATAGTCTTTTCATATCTTTTTCCAATTATCCTTTAACCAAGTAATTTCACCTTCGGTAAAGCTGCGGTCGGCGATGATGATTTTGCCATGGCAGCCGATATACCCTCCTTTCAACTGTCCACCTATAAGCAATATATCGCCATCTGATGAAGTGCCCACACCAATAATTTTTCCGTTATAAGATTGCTTTGTCTGGTAAGTTATACCACTCTTACCTATTAAATCATCAATGTTAGTGCTTTTTGAAAATGAAAATGTTTCACTACCTAATGAGGCGTTGATTTTCTCAAAAACAAATGCACAATTAGGCCAAATATTACCTTTAGTAATAAATACTCGATTGCCCTCATTCTCAAACCAAGTCCTATCCGCCATCACCGTGTAATCTTCCAATATAGGGAAACCGTAGCAGACGGCGTACATCTTGCCGTCGTAGCAGAGCTGGTTGGGGTAGTCAGGGATTTGGGTGATAGTTATGTCAACTTTTCCAACAGCAACTCTATTATAAAATCCACTCGTTCTTCCTGTACCATCTGAACCAGGAAGAGTATAAATGCCAGGTTCAGATATATCAATACTATTTAATTTATCGTTTAAATAATATTGCCAAACAATAGTCGTTCCATTAAAATTGCCACTGATTTTAACAGTAATAGAATTAATTTTAGTACCAGTACTTTTATATAAAAAAGCAATAGTACTTTTAAATTCAATAATATGACAAATATTTGAACTTACATTTTCATAAGTAGCAACATTATCATTTTTATTAAAAGTAGTAAAATCCTCTTGATAAACTCCCATTCCACTATTCAGCTTCCCCTTACCGCCGTACAGATAGGCATGGTTACCGTTGCCGCTAAGGTCTTTTAGGATTGATGTAGGGAGTTGGGTGATAGTAACATCACATGCGCCTGCTGGCTCTACATTAAATCCATTACGTTGAGCTGAAGAAGCTGGTAATTCATGTACTCCATTAGTTGTTAACTTCTTTGTTACATAAGACTTACCGTCATTATAAATATACTGTACTGCTTGACTATCTGTAAGTCCCGAAATTAGCACTTTAAAAGGCTGGGTTCCTCTTACTTTATCCTGTCTGACAACACTACGATAATAGACGATACTTTCTGTAATATGTATTTCATTTTTAGTAACAGTGGCTATTCCGTTGGAATTATCTAAAGTCCAATTAGTAAAATCTTCCGCATAGGCCTCAATTACATCATAGTTAGTCATACCTTGCGAAGCAGGGTCATAGATAGCCTTTATTGACTCTTTTAAACCTTTCGGCCATGCAAGACCACCGCCCGAAGCAGAAGGGAAACCGACAGACGGGATGCCGATAGTAGGCAAGCCGATTACGGGGATGGTGATGTTGGGGATAGTGATTGGGTTCATAGGTTATTCCTCTTTAATCATCTTAGCTTCTAACACTTCGGTAGCACTTCTTATTGTGATTTCCACGCCCGCTACTATTCCGGCGACACGGAATATAGAGTCGGGAGCGTCGTTGTTGTCACGCACGTTAGGATACAATATCACGGGCTTCATGCCTTCGATATTGGCAAATACAGTCACCATTCCGCCCTTATTCTTTATCTGTATGGTAACGGGATTGCCGTCACTGACAAATGTTGCGTAATATGCGTTCTCGCTTTCGTTCTTTTCAAATGATAAAATTTCTGCTGCCATGATGTTTACTTTTTAGAGTTACTTAAATAGTTCATAATTCCCTGTACATGCAGGTCAACTATCGTCCGTTTGCCTTCATCCGATAACAAGAAGTCTACATCTTCTCTATTGTCCTGGAAAAGGTTTTCAGTGAGAACTGCCGGGCATTTTGTATGCTTCAGGATATAAAATCCGCTTTCCTTATCAGGGTCACCGTCCGTCATATCCTTACGCATTTTCATGCCAGGCAAGTATCGTTCGGCCGATTCATATAGACATGTCGCCAATTTATCGGCTTTCGTCTGACCTACCGAAGTCCATGTTTCCCAGCCACGTGCCTGCATCCATTCCGAACCGTTACCCGCTGCATTGCAATGAATAGAAACAAGAAATGTATCACTCGCTTTGTATTCGTTTGCCCGGCGGCAGCGTTCGGATAAAGGAACGTCTATTTCTTCTTTGACGATGCGTTCGGCATCAATGCCTTTCTTTCGCAGTTCCGCTTCCAATCGTACGGCAATCTCACGAGCATACGCATATTCTTTCAATCTTCCGTCCGGTGAACACTTGCCCGGAGTGTTGCTTCCGTGTCCGTTATCAATCAATACTTTCATCCTGCACGTCCCCCTTGAAGTATTTGTCATACACCATGTGAGCCACCCAGCCGACAACAGCGCCGACACCGAATGACACAACAGTAGTCAAGTTTACCCAAAACGGAGTGTAGTGCATGTAAAGCATAACTCCCACGATGATAGCGATAACAATCGCTGCGATAATCAATTTCTTTTTCATTTTGTTACTCCTTATCTTTAGTTATTATTTCACTCATATCTTCTTTCTCAACATCGAGTACTTTTTTACCGAATAATCCTAATGCTTTTAGTAAGTTGAAATTATATCCTTTAGGCTTTAGAATGTTGCTTATGATAGAGCAGAACTCTATGGAGCAGACAAACAGGCATGAATACACATCAATATTCCACTTGCTTCCGGAAGCGATGTTTATCATCACCACCATACATACAAAAGCGAAGTAAGTCACCATCTTACCCATAGTCCTGCGGATGGCACTGGAAAAGCGCACTTCTTCGCCCATCAACAGGCTTTTCCTCACTCCAAATGCCAAGTCACACACTACGACTGAAAATGCCACTATCAACCACGGTATCATGTGTTCCAATGACTGCATAATAAAGCTACTCGCTATTACCGAAAATCCCCCAGGTATGCTTTGGGTAATAATGTTATTCTGCATCTTATCGTTACTTTTACAATTATCCGTATCTTTGTGCCGTTCACAGCGGTAATTACATGCCGCTATTCCCGTTTTGCTCGTGAGAATAGGACGGGATTTTTATATTTTGCCGTAATAGTGAAACCACGCTCCCCACTTCCGCTCTTTCAGATAGTTCGGATTGTCTTGGTTCAGTTTGGCTTCCATCTCAAATGCGCTCGCTCGATAGGCGTTATTGTTTACCTTGCCGCCACCTATCCGTTCATCCGTGAACAAGTGGTACACGAAGCTCACAAACCATTCAGCAAAATACAGAATGTAATAGAATAGCGGGATAAGGAGCAACCACCACGCACTGACATAGAATGATAATAATGCGGACGGGATAGCCGCTATCTCCATGCACTCGAAGAACTGTTTCTGATGTGTACGCTCATGGCGTTCTGTCTCGGCAGTTATCTTTTTCAGAATGGATAGGATAAAGCCGAAGAGCATGATTGTATGATAGCTGCCAAAGAGGATAAGTTTGGCTAATTTGCTGTTGTAATAGATTGTTTTCATAATTTGTTAAGCTGTTATATACATTACACGAATAGTATTTAAATAGTAATATGCCATAATATTGAAGTCCTCATTGGGCGATAATACCTTTTCAATAACAGGGATATTTATCAATGTACTATCTTCTTCTTTATATGATTCCCATATAAACATTGTTGATGCCTCTTTTAAACGCCAATAATTATCGGCAGAACCGCTACTGTATGTTTTTACTATAATTCCACCTGGCGGAACGACAATTGTTTCTAACACCTCTTCGTATCCATCAACAAAACCATAAAATTCAACAGTCTTGTTATTGCTACTGCTGTTAATTAAAACACTTATGCAGTCTTCTTTTTTTACGGATATATTATTAGTTATCCCGCCAAGAATTTCAGTACTACCCACAAACAGCCCAGCTCCAGCCGAACCAACTCTAAGATTACTATTTTCGTTACTCATAATTGTTGTTTTAATCGGTTACACAATATGCTGTATTGGCATCCTTAGAGCCAAGAGCCTCGTATTCGGCGGCGGTTTTCTTGGTTATGGTGGTGAGGTTGTCGGAAGTAACAATATCCCTAACTATAAAATAATCGCCGTAAGTATCATTCAGAGAAATAAAAATTCTTTTACTTAATAGATCTACACCTGATAAAGTAAAACTGCTATAATTTAAATCGAATGAAAGCATGTAATTTCCTGTACTTAAATTTGCATAAGCATAAATAGATCCGAGCTGAATTCTTTCGACTTCTGATATTTCAATAACTAATCTTTTATTAGCTATTAATTGACTAACAACATTACTAAAATTGTCAATACTACCAAAGACTGTATTTATTTTAGTTACAACAGTTTCATCCGCAGTTTCTTGATTAGAAATCAACTCTTGAAATCCAGTATTAGATATGGTTAGCAAGAACATCTGTTCATCCACATACTTCTTCGTCGCCGGATGATAAGGCTCCGTAGGCGTATATTCCGTCTCATTGTCTTTGGTGAGCACATCTGACTTTTCGGGAACTTCCACCCAATCTTTATTCTTACGACCGTAGGCGTTACCGTCAGAGGGGGCTTCGGTCATGAGTGGTGTAGATATTTCATTATAGGATGCAACACCATCAATCACTTGGATTATTATTTGCGAAGTGACATCTATACTCCAAGAAGCCAAGCCAAGTCCCAGGTTATTGTCATTAATATAAGTCGCATTTACTATCAAGGGTGTGTGTTGCAGCACGGCATTAGGGTCATCATCGGTTTTCGCTATGACAACGCAATCTTCATCTTTTACTTTTTTTATTATATCTATTAAATTCTGCTTTCCACCAAACGCATTAAATATCTCATCGGGTGTTGCTTGGTCGCTTAGGCTCATCGCAGCAGCAGGAATAACTACCACGTTCCCCGAACCGCCACCCGCTATCTTCCCTTGATTAACCCAGTCGCCGTTTACCCATGCGTAGTAATCGTAAGGAGCTTCAGTACCTACGGCCATGAACCCGTCAACTGCCGAACCGTCGGGAACGGCGGATTTCAAGGCTTCAAGGGTGGCGTATTCTCCGGCAATACGGAAAGGAGCACCGGGATTACCACGAGGAATGGCAAAGTTTATTTTGTACTTCGGATTGCCGTCACTGTCCACTCCATCCTCTGATATGGTAGCCGTTGCCGTTGACCCGGCTTCAAGCGTGGATATTGTACCTATTGAAAACTGCGGTGTCTTGCCCGTAAAACCGATAGCACCGGACATATCGACAAGGAACTCAAAGTCACCATCAGCCTTGACATACAATTTTGCATTGTCGGGGTCTTCAACATCACCCGTATTCACCAATACAAAATCACCTTCTGTAATATCCGGATTGCTCTTATCAGCTTCCATGTTAGCAACTGAAGCATATACCTTCTTGATAGAGAAAGCATCGCCTTTGGTGTAGATGTCTGTCTTGTCGTATGCTTGGGCGGTCTTGTTCCATTTGTAGACATAGTGGTCTTGTCCGATATAGGTAGGATGTTCCGCGGTGTCGTTGGCATTGGCCGCTGCGGTATCAGCAAGCACCGCCTTTTCATTGGCATTAGATGCAGCGGTATTTGCGTTCTTGGTCGCTACCTCAGAGTTCTTGACCGCATTAACAACATCCTGATAAGCTGTCTGAATATCTTCTAAGCTAACCTTTACACTGGTCTTGATACCATCTATGATTTTGTAACCAATGGTATATAACCCTTTCAAACTCTCGACAAGAGGAAGTTCTGATATTTTTATCTTCTTACTTGGCATAGTTATATTCAATAAAAAAAGCCCTTGAGCACAACTTATGGGTACGTCAGCTCAAAGGCTTGTATATTCTATGTTACTATTCTTAAGTCCATTATCAAAATGCCGTACATCTTCACACGGTTTATGCAAACACATTGATAATTTTCTATTCAACATACCCATTTCTCTGTTTTTCACAAAATTAGTCCAGAAGAAACAGATTTACTTGTTTTTGCTTCATGGATAACAAACAATTGGCAAAAGGTTTGTTATTTGCATTTTTCTTCTATTATCTTTAATTTAAATCACTAACTAATCATTCTGTTATGTTTACAGTCCATGTTGAATAATCCAACTTATGGAATATTGCTAAACGATATTGGTTTTTAAATGCCCAACGAGTAGTGCTGCCACCGTTTAAGGTTCTTAGGGTTTCTCCGTTTCTGGTATTAATCCATGCATCTCCATTCATGTTTTGAACAAATATAGTGCTGCCCATCTGTCCGAACCTGTTATCACTGGAAGAAGGTAGATAATATTCATAAGTACCACCACCTTGATTGGTACACCATACGTTATTATACATTCCACCGGCAGGGACTGCTTTCCCATACATGATTAACGGGCAGGAGCCTTGCATAACCAAAGGAGAATTATCTAACACAATAGAGGCATATTTGGAATATACCCCGATAGCATTACTATCGGTAAATGATTCTCTTATGTATATACCACAGAAGTTTTCTCGCCCTTCCATAAAAACAGGAGTATAAAAGACCTCGTCCGTAATCTGTACTTGCTGCAAACCCATTTTTACATTTATGGAAGGGCTTGTGTTATGTAAAGCAATTCCATTGACGTCCAAATTCATACTTAATACACCATTACCGCTATTAGGACGAGAAATAGAAATTGCACCATCGCTTATATTAAAGTCTCCAATATTACCGCTGTCTGCATCTATTTTTCCCTTTAAATCAACATCTGTACCTATCAATTTACCATTATGAAGAACCCTGTAAGGAGCATCCCAACGTCCATCTTTATCAGCTCCAGCCCAAATACGCACATCTGTACCGGCATTTCCTTCTCCACTCATGCCGGCATTGATGGTTGTCTCATTGCCTATACCTACAGTACCTATCAGTCCGTCCAAGAATCTGATATATCCGGCTATCTCACCTTTCAATAAATCGAAATAGGTCTTACCATCAGAAGAAACTATTTTCTCCGTAGTTACCCGCCCCGGTAGTATCTCTGTGAATCCGTATAACGTGGCAAAGCTTCTCTCCCCGTTATTCTCACTGTTCAGGATACCGACAAGCAGATGATAATAACCGTCTATCTGTTCCAACGCAATAGCTGTTTCGCTTAAGAGGAACATCCCCGACTGGTTATCCTTGCTACACTTGGCATATAGGTAGAATTTCTTTTCCGGGTTGGTGAGTGAGGGTGAATTGTATTCTGCCATATCCCAATACTTATAGTCGCTTGCCGCATGAGTATTGGATAAAGAAGTGATACCAAGTGTCATGTGTTGGATAATACCTGCCGGAGCGTTCAAGACCTTTGTGCTCGAATTGTAGCTAATATCATGGTTAACTACCACCGGATTTGTCTTGGAGTTGACAAATCTGTATTGTAAACTCTCGTCACCCACAAGCATCTGCATGGTAGCAACCGTTATCGGGTTGATTGCTCCGGAAAAGCTAAGTAAACTGTCGGCAAGCATTTCCATTGTCTCTTTTGCGTCACGATAGTAACGTTTGGTGAATTGAAGGGCTTGTTTATGATTCTCTTCAACTTGTACTTCGTTCGTTTCTATCTTATTAAGCTCGCTGGCAACGGATGTACCTACCGGAGTGTTGGACAGTTCTATTTCGGGACTGTACGGATTGTTCACATACCGTTTGATGCCGACTATACGAATGAGTGACCCTTCGGGATGGAACTGATTATCCGTGAAGCTCACGAAACCGCCCAATACGATTTTACCGCCAACAGTCAGCCAGCGTTTCTTTGCCCAAATGCCGTCAAGTGTACCAGTGAAGGTAAACTTCTTATCCTCGTGTTCGTAGAGATACTTAACAGCTTCCCGGAACACATCCCATGATGCACCTGTTCTTGTGGCGTTGTCACTTATATAGGCTTCGGGCAACTGAATGCCGAACACAGCGTATTTATCACCAACTTCCGGCATCCATACACCACCGTCCGGCATAGTGATACCATCTATCTCCTGCGGGACTATCTCGAATTTACGTCCTACATGAGTGTATTTAACCTCGAACTCCTTGCCAGAAAGCATACCGGATTGGAAGATAACGGTCATTTTCTCACCCTCAATAAGGCAATCCTCAAAATTGAGGTTATTCGGGATACCGGCATCGTAAAAGTCATAGAAGTGCTTTTCCGTATTTATCGTAGTCACTTTGCTGACTTCTCCTACACGTGACGGGTAAATCTCCGTACAGTCCAAACTGTCTTCTTTGCTCGTGGTCAGCTCACGATCGGCACGCATAACGCTCGTACCGTATTCGTCTGTCTTGTATGTGCGGGAAGCGGAAGCATTGAAACCCTCTTCACCCTCAAAGCGTGTACCGTCATAACGGATAGTCTGCGATTTGGGCATCAGCAATTCCTTTGCGCCGTATTTGGAATAATCTATGTTTCTATCAGTCGTTTCCACAAGGATGATTTCGGGCGGTATGTCGCCGCTTTCCCGGCCGACACCCGTCTTGAAACCGTGCCCCTTGCCATAGGATAAAGTCAGGGGATTGTCCTTGTTGTACTCGACTTTTTTCAAATGTACAGTCTTTGTATGTACCCCCTCTATTACGGTTTCTGTAATCTGATATTCGATTTCATAGGTTTCTGCCAGTTGGCTCAAAGCGTCCAGACAAACGGTATGGTTGTAGTTTATCAGCTTCTCCGTCCCATCTATGCAATCACCTATTACCCATCCCGAAGAACGTCTGTTCAGATTGTCCACTATCAGCTTTAAGTGCTCTTTCGGCTTGGCGGTATAGGGGAACTTGATACGGTTATCCACCGTATTGCGTATTTTCCAAAGTTCCGTATCGGCTTTGGATGTTTCGAGGACAAGCGTGTAGCTGTAATTCCTTTCACCGTTTTTCTTGAAATTACTGTCTTTCTTGAGCGAATAACGCTTACCGTAGAACTCGCACCATGAGCCTACAGGGACATTGAGATAGCCTGGATGAGAGAAATACAGTGTTAGTGTATCTTCGCCCATTACAGCCTCGTAGGAATAACTGTTGTCATCCGTAAGAAGCTCGATTGTTTCACTTCCGTTATGTAGAGTAATCATATCCTAATCTCCTAAATCAATAAAATATTCTTCATCTTCCGTAGTTATAAATCTGCCATCTTCCGAAGCAAGCAGATATTCTGTATCTCCCAGTCGGAAGCTGGTAAATACAAGGGTTAAGGTAAATGCCCACCATATACCATCAAGAGGGTTAAAACTGTCAGTTTTGCAACTCTTGTAATAACATGGATAGTTTTCACTCCATTCGTCAACGTAAAAGGAACGTTCCGCATCTTCATACTCATATCCTTCACCATCAGTTTTGGCAGACAGCTTTGTGAGGTCATGCAAAAGAGCATCATGGTTTCGCCAAAACGTGTCGAAGTCCGGGGCGCGCATTAGACACTTTATGCTTACATCTTTCGTTTGAAACTTCACGTATTCGCCATCATATACAGCACCGTCCTGAAACTTGAAGTTCTGCAAAAGGTTTTTCTTCACAGCCGGAGTTTTGAGTATCTCCTCATTTGTACCTTGTAGAACGAGGATACCGTAAGCGGATAAGTCCACACCATCCAATTCATAGCCTTTCGGCAATAGAATACTGTTTATCGGTTCCTGATATACATAATCATCCGAGCGCGGGAAATCATTGGCAAAAGTGAACTTGGAGCGTTCGGTGTTATTATATATCTCAAAGCTATTCTGAGAAGAAAGCCTTAATTTAAACGTACGCTTCAAATGTGGGAAATAAAAATCGTGATACCCCATATCTGATAGCATGGAGACAAAATTTGAAAATTGCCATTCCCTGAAGAAGCCAAACTCAAGGATAACATCTTTCGTATCAAGATATATTTCCGAAAGGTCAAACTCTTTTCCGTCCTCTTCCGGCCAATCGTTACTATCCGGCGTTTTTGAAGGCGGGAACGCTACCAGTTCACCGTAGTTGCCTTGTAATGTAGACACGCCGTACTCAGTATGTACATCTTTGCCATCTATATATAATTGGTTTTTCATCGCTTAAGTGTTATTCCTTTAGTGTTTAATGTATCGATACCACTTTTCATTGCGTACATGTATTCTCTAATTTCTACAAGATTGGATGTATAGTTATCAATGTTAGCCAAATGGTTAAGAATATCTTTGCTTTGACTTTCGATAGCCTTAGCCGTTTTGTCTATATCCGTAGTTGCTGATAAATTAGCAACAGAATAATTCAAAAGTCCGTCAATCCCTGTTGCCATACGGGAAACACCCTCGTTGATGGAATAGGTATGTCCCATCATTGTTGTAACCATTCCGTCTATTTTGTCTACACTGTCTTGCGATGCTGTAATTCCTGTTTTCTGAGAGGCTTCACGGACGGAATCTGTTTCCGTTTCCCAGCCCATCACACTTTTTAAAGAGTCTCTTTCTGCTAATGCCTGATTGACTATGCTATTCCATTTGTTTTGAAGATTTTTCTGCTCACTTTCATCAATTGTGCCACCACTTTCCATTGCTTTTGCAAACTCTCCATACCAATCCTGTATCAGTTTATCATACTTCTTTGTCATGAGACTTTCAACAATGGCATTCTGCATCATCTTCTCAAAATCATTAGCAAAATCTTCCGCATCGGATTCCATGTCGAGAAGTGCATTCTTAAAGTCATTCCTTACATTATCAAAAGAAGTGCTGGTAAGCTTTTCATTATAAGCATTCTCGAGTTCTTCAAGCTGTTTGTAATAAGTAATGTATTCATCCATGTACTGGGCAGCGTTCTTATATCCATCGTCTGCAAGATTCTTTATCTTTGAATACAAAGATGTATCTTCTTCCGCAAGCTTAGCCATCTGTTCACTGGATAACTGGAAAAATTGGCCTGCATTACTTACAGACTTTCCTACAATGTCACTAACCCTTTTCCATTCCGATGCAGACATTCCTTCATCTATCTTCTTATTGGTGGAATGTGAGCCAAAGAGGCCTTTTCTATATGCCGCTGCGCTGCGCTGCATAGCTTCTTGCGTATTGGCTTCTTGCTTCAAAATATTTTCCCTTTGCACTTCATATATACCAGAAGCATCTGTAACAGAAGCCTTATCCATTTTCTCAGAAAGATTATCCAATGAATTCTTCAAATCTTGATTGGATTGCGTAAGGTACTCAATATCCTGTTCAAGGGTTTTATCGCTATCACCGAAACCTGTTATCTTAGAAAACGCCCCGAATGTGATTGTATCCCATACGCTTTCAGCTGCTCTAAAGACACTCGAAAAAATATTCTTGACAAAACCGTCAAAGCCCTGCTTTTCTATTCCGTCAAGCAGAGAGAACGCCGCACCAACAATGCCGCCTATCTTGCTTCCAGCCTCGGAAAATGTATCAACAAGAGCAGATGCGAGATTGCCTATTTGGGATAAAGACATTTCAGATGAACTGCCAAGCTGGGTAATAGTACCAGCTAATGCTATCAGATTTTGTTTGGTCTTATCCACGCTCTTGGCTACATTCGTTTCTGCATTCTGAACTTTCTTCTCGGCATTGTTTTTCTTTTTGAGGGCTGCTTCTTTCTCGGCATCTGTACCTGTTTTAAGAGCTTTATTATACTCATCCTGTGCCTGTTTAAGTTCTTCTTGGGCAATGCGCAAAGCATCCAATTGTTCAGGCAAATCACCAAGTAAGCCGCCTTTGTCGATGATGGTGCTCTGAATATTATTTAATGCTTCGTCAATCACTTTTTTCTGGTCGACAGCCATGTTCTTGTACTCATCAGAGTTTTTAAAAGTCTTTAGTTGTTGTTTAACCTGTTCAAGTGACTTTTTGGAAACTTTGCTCAAATCACTGAATATAAGTTCCCAATTGATTTCTTGTTTGAGCTTATCCATATCCACAGAGGACAATACTTCTTCCATTTCCTTTTGGAGCAGCTTTTTATCGCCCTCAGTGGTGGCTTTAGCTATCTTTTCGTTGTACTCTTTGGCAATGGCTTCCTTCTTCTGTTGGAATGTGCCGTATTCCTTTAGATAGCGGTTCATGGCTTCAAGCTCTTCCTTGTTCACATCGGAAATAGCCTCTTCCCTGCCTTTCGCATTGTTTGAGGCACGTTCGCCAAGAAGCGATGTTTGCTCCTCAGTAAGTTTTCCACCCTGCGCTTTCTCCCATTCCGCCTTTTGCTTTTTGATGGCATCAAGCTCTTTCTGATAGTCCAAGTCAATCTGTGCCAACTTTTTCTCTGTTCCGTCTTCCATGAGGTTAATTTCTTCCTGCTGGTTCTTACGGCGGAGAGAAAGAAGTTGCTCAGCAAACTTTTCCTGCTGTTTGAGTTGCTTGTCGGATTCCTTCTGTTGCTTGGAATAAGAATCGTAAACTTTCAGTTCTTTTTCTGCCTCCTTTAGCTTCTTGACATTATCCTTATAGCTTTTTACAACGTCTGCGTCTATTCCTTTGAAGTTTCCGGCATCCATTAGTTTCTTTTGAGAAGAAGAAATTTTGGCAAGATTTTCCTCTGCGACTTTCCTTTGGGCTTCCCAATATTCTTTATTCTTAATTACAGCCTTATTACTTTCCCCCTCATTAAAAAAAGGATTGTATTTTTCTTTTATCTTGGAAATCTCTCTATTTGATTCATACACGCTCTTTATATAATCTTCCAAAGCTCCATAGAATCCATTAGGCATCTTTCCAAACCGCTTTTGAATGTTTTCAGCAATAGCATTGAATGCTTGCTGCCAAGTTTGCCCTGCCTTACGAAAATCTTCCGTCCATCCAAGTACAATATCTGTAATTGCTTTAGAATTTTTATTTCCAGCCCCTTTTTGTATTTCGGAAAGGGCATCGGATTGTACCTTCAAAGATTCCTCTACAACTTCGTCAATTGCATTCTTTTGAGCCTTTAACGCCGCATTTTCCATCAAAGCCTTGTTTACATTCTTATAGGCCTGTTCAATCTCCAATAAAGAAGATTTTTCGCTAAGAAGATATGGGAGATACTTGCCGTACGAATCATTTATCTTTTTAATTGCGTCAGCTCTCCCCCGTGTACCTTCATTGGTTTTCTTTATAGCATCAAATAAAACACGCACATTAGTTTCTTCTTTACTTATTATTGAATTAAATTCCTTAACACTTTCGTTTAATCTTTTTTGGGCACTATCTGCACCCAATAATCCGGAAATCCAATCCACAACTCTGCCCCCATACAACGTTAACAATGTAATTCCTACCGTCAAAGCACTTTGCCAACTAAATATAGAAGATACAACTTGTTTCCATACTGGAACCGCCTTTTCCCCGCTATTCTTTAGTGCATTATATTGTTCTTTGGCTCTTTTAATTTCATCGGCAAGAATAGGCAGATTATTTGAAATAGCGAGGAAAAAGGTATTCCAACTGACTGCTAATGAAGGAAGTTCTCGACCTACTTGCTGAATAGACATATTTAATCCATTCCAACCGCTTGCATAATTTCCCACATTCCGTTGGTGATTGCCAATCGTTGCGTCCAATGCTTTAATTTTCGCATCTGCCTGATTAATGGATGCCAATAATTCTCTCCCAAAAGGAGAATTACGTTCTTCTTCCGTCAACTGTCGATATGTTGTACGCATTCTACCAAGAGATTGGGAAAGTGCATCCATAGATGTTGCAGCCGCATTATCTAATTTAGCATTATTGCTTAGGGTTTGCCTAACTTCTGCCAATGCGGCTTTGTGAGTAAGCAATGAATTATTAAGTTGCTCTAAACGTTTTTGCTGATTATTAGAAAGAGTTTGATTATCTGACTGATATTTTGTGAGTTGTTTTATTTCCGCATTTATTAATCGAATAGCGTTTTGTTCCTCAAGCATGCGCTTTATATTCTGCTCTCTCGTACCTATTATGGAATTTATTTCATTTGCCAAATCATCATACGCTTTTACCTGCATTTGTACACTTGCCGTATCCATATTGGCAGTTGTATTTGTGGTATCGTTATTCACAGGACTTATTCCTGTGCTTTTGGACATTTGTTCCTGTACTTTGATGATTTTTTCCGCAGCATCATTAATCCTTTTTGTAGAAATCATAATCTTGCCTTCAGCTTCACTAACTTTGGTTACTAAAGCATCATATTGCTCAGACAACGACTTTAAGCGTGCTTCAAGGCCTTTAGCAATATCAATATCCACCTTAACATTGATACTTTTTAAAGCCTTCTTCACATTCTCAATCTCTGCTTTCAATGAACGTAGCTTAGTTATATCACTATCTACATTTGCGAATATCCCTGCCATAACTAATTAAATATTTTTTTATTAATCATTCTTTTTGCATAAAGGATTGCAGAATCCATTACATCAAATCCCTTTGATTGTACGAAACTTGCATACTCCATGCCGTCAGCCAGATAAAGCCCGTCATCTTTCTTTTCGTGATACTGTAAATAGTAGGTGGTCTTTTGTACAGCTTCCATGTTTGTCCCTTTCCCATAGACCTCCAGTGCTACAATCTTTCCGTCACGCACGACACAGAACCCAGGAGCTTTACGCAGTTGCCATGTGTGGTTTTTATAAACTTTTGGATATTTGGACGAGCCACTTGCATTATATGCTACCCGTATAGCATCCCGCCCTATTTCTATTAACTTATTGAAATAAGCGCCCTCTATTTGTTCTTCAAGTTCATCTAATTCTGAAATATCACCTTTGAACTCCATAACTTTATTTTCCTGTAAAGGTATCGCCATACGCAATTTCTGCCTAAAAAATGTCGTGTGCAGAACAAACAATTGACAAAAGGTTTGTTTTTTATAGAAAAAGCAGCCCCTAAATGTATAGAGGCTGCTTGTAGTGTCTTTCTTGCCAACCCGCCAGCCGTATTACTGGCGGGGTATCATAACGTGAACGTTGGTCGAAACCTCAACGTGCATCTTACACTATCTGTTTACGCGGCAAT